TTTTAATCGCCGGGCTCAGGCTTACTGGAGCCTCCGCGACAGGTTCTACAAGAGCTACCAGCTCAGTCAGGGCGAGTACATCGACCCGGACGAGTGCATCTTCCTTGATGCTGACATGCCCAACCTATCGGCCCTCAGATCTGAGGTGTGCCGGATACCGAGGAAGCCCAACGCGCACGGCAAGATCCAGTTAATGACTAAGAGCGAGATGGCGAAGCCGCCACTTAACCTCCCGTCACCTAACTTGGCCGACGCGCTGGCATACGCATTCAGCATATCGGACGACTTAGTGTACACGGGATGGAATAAACCCATCGAATACAAGCAGACAGCGGACGCATATATCTAAATGATGAATGAAGAGGACATCCTAGCCGCGATTGCCGGGGAGATAGAGCAGTGCTCCGAGAGCGATCAGTGGCTGGCAAGAAAGCGTGAGGCGCAGTCTTATTATGACGGCCAGCTACCAGCAGCCCCGGACATCCGTGGGCGCTCCAGCGTGGTCAGCACAGACGTTGCCGACTCGGTCGAATGGATTTTACCTTCGATAGTCGAAAACCTGAGTGGCAAGGCCGTTAAGTTTCGGCCCATGTCCGCGCAGGACGAGATGCAGGCAGAGCTGGAGACTGATTTCACCCACTTTGTCTTCTCTGAAGACAACAACGGATACCTTGCTCTGTACTCGGCCGCCAAGGACGCACTCATGTCCGGCACCGGCATCATCAAGGTTCAGTACGATGACACGCCCGAGCGTGTTGTGGAGCGATACGACGGCCTCCAGGAGCCGCAGCTACAGGCCCTGTTAGGCGACCCAATGCTTGAGGTGACGGAGATTGAGCGTAGTGAGACAGAAGGCACGGCGGTCACTGCGGCGCGTATTGTCAAGCAGGGCAAGGTGGTTGTGGAGTGTGTCCCGCCCGAGGAGTTTCGCGTTTGCGATACTCACGATAGTGGTGACCTCAAGGACTGTCGATTTGTCGCACACACCCGACGCCGGACGGCCTCTGACCTTATCGCAGAGGGATACGATTCTGAGCTTATTGAGGGAGCCCAAGACAGCTACCTAGACCGCGAGTCAAACACCTACAGCTACGTTGACCCGGAGGCAGACGAGAGCCAGAAGCTCCTCGTCGTGACAGAGGCTTATATACGCCTAGACATCAACGAGGACGGAGTCGGCGAGCTGTGCAAGGTAACGGTGCTGGGCGAGTCGACCCCGACCGACATACTGGACGTGGAGGAAGTTGCCGAAATCCCGTTCGTCGCCATGCAGGCGATCCCGAAGCCACACAGCTTCTACGGTGTCAGCATCTTTGAGCGCGTCAAGCAGATCCAAGACCTGAAGACGGCGGTGCTGCGCTCCACCTTGGACAGTTTTTACCAGAACACCAACAAGATGAAGGTTGTCCAAGAGGGGCAAGTAAACCTCGACGACCTTCTCGTCTCACGACCCGGCGGCATCATCCGCGCCAAGGGCCACAACGCCGTGATGGAAATCGGCGGCACGCCCATGGGCCAAGAGGCATTCCAGCTGCTCCAGTTCGCTGATGAGCAGAAACGATCACGGGTAGGTGTCAGTGCCGACATGGCCGGACAGAGTCAGCTCGTTAACAATGAGTCCGCTCACGCAGTTGAACGTCTGATGAGCGCTCAGGAAATGTTAACGGGGCTAATTGTCCGATCTGTTGCCGAGACTGGCATCCGCCCGACCTATCGACTGATCCGCGACAACCTAGTCCGGTTCCACAACGGCTCGGTGCCGTTTAAGTTCCGGGGCAGCTGGGTCAACGTGGATCCCAGCACCTGGGGCGACCGTAGCCGCATGATGGTGACCGTGGGATCAGGCGCGGGAGATGAGCAGCAGAAGATGGGCTCGCTCCAGCAGATCTTCGCCATCCAGAAGGAGATGGTGGCGACCGACCCGGCTCAGGCAATGGTCACGCCGAAGCAGATGTACAGCACCCTGAACGACTACATCAACCTGAACGGCTTGGGCGACCCGGAGCAGTACTTCCTGAACCCCGAGAGCCAAGAGGGTCAGATGGTCGCGCAGCAGAAGGCGCAAGAGGCCCAGCAACAACAGCAACAGATGATGCAGCAGCAACAGCAGCAGCTGGAAATGCAGCAGCAGGCACTACAGGCGCAACAGCAGGTGGCGCAGGCAGAGCAGATCAAGGCTCAGGCGACGCTGCAGAACGGCCAGCTAAAGGCGCAGATTGACGCCATGAAGGCCCAGCATCAGAACGAAATTGACAACATGAAGAACCAGATCACGGCCGCCAAGGAAGCAGGCGCCCAGCGGTTCAACGTGCAGAAGCTACAGACAGATGCCGCCTTGAAGCTTACGGAGTTGGAGCTTAACGCCAAGCGGGATCTCAACACGGATGTTCAGGACAACAAGGAAGCGTTGAATGGATCAGGTAGACCTTCAGAAGGAAGCACGGCGGGGCAGAGCAGCGCGAGCTGAGTTAGCCCTTGTCAAAGAATATTTAGACGAGGAGAAGCAGAGACTGTTTGGACAGTTCTGCGACCCGCGTTACGAGGAGGAAGTTTACGTAGTACGGGAGCAAGCCAAAGCCCTGCAAAGGTTGGAGGAGTTCCTAGAATCGCTGGTCACCACTGGTGAGCTGGCAGAAAAATCAAATGAAGGAGAAACGGTATGAGCGAATCTAGCCCGGCGGTACATGAGGGGGAGCGCGGAAATACAGTTGACGCAGTCGCGGAGCTGTTAATGGCAGACGATGTGACTGTAGGCGAGGACATCAGGAAGGAAGAGGAGGCAGTACATCGCCCCAATGATGATGACCTCGTAGATGATAGTGAAGAAGTGTCAGAGGGAATAGAAGCACAAGAGTCAGACGACGTCGATTACGATGAAACAGACGACTCCAATGAGCTAGAGACCGACGACGACGATGGCCTCGCAGCCTTAGCCACTGAGCTTGGCTTGGACGCGGACAAACTGATCCTCTCAGAGGACGGTGACATCCAGATCCAGCTAAAGGTCAATGGAAAGAACGAGGTAGTCGATTTAAAGGAGGCTATTTCACAGACGCAATTTAGCAAGGCCAACGATGAGAAGGCCCGAAATATTGCTGAAGAGAAAAAAGTCTTTGAGTCTGAGAGGGCTCAAGTTGCACAGGTGTATCAGCAGCAGTTACAGCAGATACGCGGTCTTGGTGAGATGTTGCAAAACAAGCTCATGCAGGACTTCCAAGGTGTTGATTGGGATCGCTTGCGCGTGACCGATCCGGGTGAGTGGACTGCCAAGCAGAGAGAGTTTGAGGTTCGCAACCAGGAGTTGCAACAGGCCGGACAAATGCTTGGACAGCAAATGCGAGTAGAGCAAGAGCAACAGTCCCAGCAAGAGGCGCAAGAGAGGGCAGTGATCCTGAGCTCTGAGCGCGAGCAGATGATTGAGCACAACCCTTCATGGCGAGACGAGGAACGGATGAAAGGCGATCTTACCAAGATCGTGGAGTACGCCAAGTCTAGCGGTTTCAACGATGAAGAGTTGCAGGATGTTATCTATTCCCGGCATGTGGAAGTTTTGAAGAAGGCCATGCTGTATGACCAAGGCAAGACAGTTGCCGACAAGAAGGTCAGACAGGCACCCAAGATGCAACGAGCCTCAAATGGTCGCTTTACCAAACAGAAGGGCGGTAAGGTTCAAAAACTAATTGAGCGAGCACAGAATGCCAAAGGTGCAAACAAAAGGGACGCACAGGCTGACGCTGTGACCGCTCTGCTCATGGGAGAATAATCATGGCAACAGGTAACATTGACTCGTTTGACTTGAAGAGCATCGCCAAAGGCGGTGTGATCAATGAAGACATTATGCAGAAGATTTTCGATATCTCGAAGATCCCCCTGCCTTTCACAGATCTCGTAGGTTCCACTACGCACAAGAACGAGCGCTTTGATTGGGTCGTTGACGAGCTTCGCGCTCCAGACGTAACCAACGCCCGCGTTGACGGTTCTGACGCTGGTGCAGCTAGTGAGGCCGGTGGCGCGCGCGTGGGTAACCACTCGCAGATCTCAGACGAGGTCATCGCGGTTTCGTACCGAGCTGATGCGTCCGACACCGTTGGTCGCACCAAGGAACTGGCGTACCGCATCACTCGCGGCAACCAGCAGATCCGTCGTGACGTCGAGGCTATGGCGCTGAACAACCAAGCGTCTGTGGCTGGTACTGACACGGTCGCCGGTATCACTGGCGGATTGCCCTCGTGGATTGAGACTACTGTGATGAACGGTGACGGCTCTGCCGCTACTGCTGGCGGTCATAACATGACCACTGGACTCACTCAGAAGTTCACCGAAGACACTGGCGTGGCTCTGTCATTCCAAGCTGTTAAGGACGCGATCCAAGGCGTTTACGAGGAAGGTGGTGAGGTGACCACGATGATGTCGAACCCCGGCGTTATCGGAGCACTGTCGTCTTACATGTTCGACAACGAGGCT